CATTTGAACATTTCTGTGTAACGTCTGCCATGAGGGACGCTTGGACATGGGAAATTCGTACTGGCAGACCAGCCAGGATCGCAACAAGCAAGATCAAGAACGACAGCACAGGCGATATAGACCATGTGCAGGCAGAAGGGCTGGATGAAGATGGTCAATGGGTTCCGCTAACAACACATAACACAGACGGTAAGCTACGGAAATGGAAGCCTCATTTTGATGCAAAGCCATATAAGTACTGGACTTTGGATGAGTTTGTTGATTCGCAGAAAGGTGTTAGAGCCGCTCACTTAAAATCCAAGAAGTAATTACTTATGCACAGATTCCCTATTTAGGCATTCGTTAAGCTCATTTTTTGTTCTTGCGCATGACTCCATGAGATTAGTCAAAGCTTCTCTGCTTATTGTAACTGTATCTGTAGTTTCAATAGGTTGTGTTGGAGTGCAGCAACTACTCATCCATAAGACGAGTAAAAGCAAAGAGTATTTTTTCCACATCTTCAGGACTTGCATTTTCTACCTCTTTTACTAATTTCAGCATGGATAAGTAATATTCTCTCCGGGCTTTTGCCCTCTTCGCCGGGTCTGGTTCTACCAGAGCATTAGCAAGTTTCAGCCCTTCGGCAATGGCGAGACTGATACTGCCCACAGTCCCGCCACTTATCAAAGCTGATAACAGTTTGCCTACTTCCTCTGCGTTCATTATTTATCCTTTGAGAGAGCTGACTTACCCGTAAAATAGTTTACAAGTGCTAATACAATACATAGACCAAAGTTTGTCCACGAAAATGGCGTGTCAGGCTGAAGCAGAAACGCACGCACTGGTTCAATAACAGCAGCTATGGCTCCAAGAATGTTCGTAATAATGTTGATTACTTGTGGTGTCATTTGATTTCTCCTTTTTTATGGTACGATTACAGGGTCAACTACAACAGGGTTTACAATTATCGGTGCTGGCTGTTCCACTACCAGCGGATTTACGACAGTCGGTGTTGATGTATTATCAATGATATTTGGTGCTGTCAGGGTGCTTGTGTTCAATGTTCCGCTCATGTTCGTATCGCCTATGGTTCTGATTGAGTTATTAGCTCCACCTACAGCATACGAAGTTGTATTCGTTCCTGACCCCATGATACTAGATACATCATGCACAATAGCCGAAACACCAATCCAAGGAGCCGCCACACTTGCAACAGTACCGAGCAAATGTATCCAAGGCTGAGCATAGTCAGTCTGTTTATACTGCTGGAAATTAGCATTGTCAGGTGGTGCATACACGGTTATCTTGCCGACATTCCCGAACTCCATAGCCTTAGACTGATCTACTGGCTGAAACTCAACAAGCGGTTGCGGAGTTCCCTTGGTTGCCATTATCGCATTGTAATACGCTTTTTCTGCTTCCAGTTGAAGCGGGGTCATAGCACAGCCAGCGAGCAGAAAACTACTAATTAATAGTAATATTAATCTTTTCATGGCTTTCTCCTTTAGCATGTTGTTGTGTAATGGTCAGGAGCCGTTGTGATCGTATCTGTTGTCCAAGTAACTTGAGGGTAAGGAACCGTCCAAGGATATGTAACCGGATAAGTCCAGTATCCGCTTCCAAAGACACGATTCAGTTCTGACTGCAATTCACGAGCTTCCAATTCAGTCAGTTCTATTTCCCTGTCTCCCAAGTTGATTTTTATCTTTACTTCTGTTTTCATGGCTTTCTCCTTATTGTTATCCATATAATCCCTGTCAGTATGAGCAGGGCTATAAGTCCGTAAATGTCAGTATCCACCATTTCTCAACTCGCTTATGCCTTTGGCGTCAATATACAGTTCAGGGTTTAGTAATATTGTAGGATTCAGCTTCCATAATTCCAGATGAATATGCGCTCTCATGCCGCCACCATATTTCTGAGATATATCCTGAGCTATACCAATTTCTTGCCCTGCTTGCACATCATCCATAATCAGGTCTTCATAAGGCACAAAATAAAAGAGTTTTGACATATACTGGTCATTAAAAATTCTGCATCCAACATATTTGGTATCATCAGCATATGGGAATGCTCTTACAATCCTGCCGAATGTCGGAGCTAAAACAACTTGTCCCGGTTCACATAAAAGGTCTATTCCTTTATGTTTCCTCTGTCCTCTTGGCGATCCAAACCTGCCTGACCCGCCAGAGTCTTCCCTCAAGCCAAGTCCTGTTGGATTTATGATCTTCATCCTTTTTTTAATTCCTGAATATCACTTGCCATATTATTAGTATTTGCAAGTATGGTCGCTATCTGTATATTGAGTGAGTGCAATATCTCCTGAATGTTCTCTCTTGATTTATGGGCTTCTTTTGTAGTTTCCTCAAAGTTATTCATACGTTGTATATTCCCTTTTTGAATTAATCCAACCTCTTTCAGCATATCCATAGACGCTTGATGAACAGGACAAGTTTCGTGCCTTACATTCTCAAGCTGTTTCGGAGTTACGAAATTCAACTCCCCTTTCTCGTCAAATAAAACTTTATGATGAACACGAACCCGGTACAGTGCAATCGCCAAACTACCTATAAATGTGCAGATAGTTACAAGTGAGATGATAAATTGAAGTTCGCTCATTTTGAGTTTCCTTTATGGAAGCCTGTAGATTTTATAGGTTATAGCCAAGTTGCCAGTCAGCCCGTTGTTTGAAGTCCAAGCCCGTGTCGCCCCGCCTCTTGTTGATACGATTAAGCCTCCGGTTGCTGCGCAGTCGGTCATGCGCTTTAAACTTACATTGTCGAGATAAATTTCTACTGTTCCAGATGTGGAATAAAACAGTACTGTAGTTGTAGTAGATAAAGCTGTACCATACATGCTTCTGCTGGTATATGCGTGAGACAGATCGCTAATTACTAAATTATATAAGTTAGTCCCAACTGGGTTCCCATTCCACAGCCCTAATCTATAATTACCAGCAACACTCTTTGTATCGCCAGTTAATTTATATATAGCTCCTGATATGCTCGTTATCACATATGTGTTATAAGCTCCATTAGCACACTTCAGGTGGTATGTCCCAACATTGGGAGATATACTATTAGACGTCAATGCCGTACCAAAACTTGCTGTCCATCCTGTTATTGCGTTAGCCTCGTTTGCATTCGGGTCTGACGCTGCATTTGCGCTTGTATGTAACTCAGCATCAAGCGTTTCTCCACCCGGAGCCGTTGCGCTTATGTAGCCACTGGCTTTGTAGCCATTTGAGTCAGTCAGCTCTATGAAATGGTTGCCGTCCTGGTACGCACTTACGTCAAGCCCGCCGATGAAGGCGTTTGTCGCTGTCATATCTAAGAGGGCGGCGTTGGCGGCTATAGAGTTAGAAGCTACCAGTCTTCTACCTTGAGTTTTACCGAGTAGTCCCATCACACGCCTCCGTCCGTAAATGCCCCGTTCTGGCCTATGACAATCCAAGTATTAGCCGATTCACAATACACAGTTACAAACTCGTTCTTCGTACCACCAGATGTGATTTTATCGGCAGCGTCCAAAACCGTACCGTCAAACATCTCAAAGTGATCTGCCGCACCTGCCTTAACCGAGAATGCTGCTGCTGTAGAAGCTCTGAAAGTCCCACTCATACCAATAACTGCCGTTGGAAGCGTAACGGTATAAGCTCCGGTGATTTTATGCACATCACCGTACATTGTAGCTGCTGTTACAGCTTCGGTTGCAGAATGAGAGTTGATTGAAAACTTCACCCCGCCTGTAGCTGTGATTATGCCAGATACAGTAAGTGTTGAAAATGTTATGTTCTTCGGTATTCCATGAAGCCCTTCACCTGATATATTTGCCATGATAAACCTCCTTAATAGTAAAGCTCATAGTGAAGAATAGCCCCATTAGAAGCTACTGCGTTTATACACTTGAAATTACGGATATTGTTTACACCTCTTACAACCCTGCTAACACCAGCATCTACAAGAATACCATAATTATTCAGGGCTGTTGTTGACGGTGTTGTACCATCAACTGTGCAAAGAATAGCCGCTGTTTCTATGGCTATCAGAAGTGCTTTCGGATGAGGATTTGTCTTGTTCAAGGCAATTAAATCCTGTCCTATAGCCACAGTTCCCGTTGATGTACCGCCTGTCAATGTTTCTGCCTGAAATGTTCCAGATACCGTATTTACGAAAAGGATACCTTTATCACTTGAACCGGCAGTTCCTACTTCTACCGCCTGTGCTACGAGCTTGCATGTAGCACCTGAAGTGCCGCCTTCAAGAGCCTCTCCTACAGATAAAGCAGCTGTAGCCCCTGTAGTGTACCTCACCCAATGTGTTGCATCTTTCGGAATTGAAAGTAATGTAGAATCAAAACTCTTAGATGCTGTAATAGCCGTCCATATACCTGAAAATACACAGTTCCCGTCATGTTGAAATATTAACATTTAGTTCTCCTTTCGGCATATCGCCTTATTAATCCACACTGTTCTTTAAGAAAAGATATATTACTCTTGTAAGTTTCGCCATAAATGTATTCTGCTTTTGGTCTGGAAATGCTGCATCAATAGCAGCTTTTACCTTAACCCAGTCTGGTAAATTACTCGTAAGTACCTGTTGTTTTTCTTGAGCAAGAATCTCTTGAGCTGATTTCTCAATTGCTATATGTGCTTCATATTTAGCAATCCATGTTAGAACTTGCTCTTCAGTTGGTTTTTCACCAAGATTTTCAGGCCACTCTTTAATCTCTCCACCAACAATTGTTACTCCGGGAGCGTTGTTCGTTTTCCAATGTATCGCTTTATGCCTTAACATATACTCCTCCTATGGATTATTATATTCAATTATAAAGATCCCGATGCTTGTTTGCACTCCATTAAATACCGCCGTACCATTAGTATTAAACTGACCGCCAAAATAAGTTGATCCAGCAGCAGAAGCACCACCCCTTAATCTGAATGTGGTTTCTGATGTTGTGCCCGCTGTCATTTGATAAAAAATAGAAGATTGCCCTGTTGAATTACTCAGAGCAGCTAATGCGCTTGCTGTAGCATCTTGGAATAAAGCGATTGAAACATAACCGGCATCTCGTGCTGCACACATTGCATGTGCTATTATTAGTAATTCGTTTGTCGCACTTGTTGGAGTTATTGCGCAAGTATCAAGCTCAAAACCTTCTGTTATTTGAGGTACTGTGTTATCTAATGGAAGTACTGTTGAACCGGAAACAACAGTATTAACAACCGAATATTGTATCTGAACCAAGCGTCCATCAGTCCATGAACCAATTCCGGTAGCATCAGACGTAAGCAGCTTACTTGCGCCTGCACCTGTCGTGAGTTTTATAATAGGGGCTGTAACTGTGCCTGTGAATGTCGGAGAACCAGCTCTTACCGGCGCACCCGTACCTGTTGCCGTAGTCCATACAGGCGTTGTAGCGGCTCCACCACCTACAAGTATCTGTGTTGTAAGACCTGCTTTCAGGTTCGTTATCTGAGTTTCAGCTAAAGCCCAGTTTGCAGCATCCTTTACCATGCCTTCATAAAAGGTGTCACCGGAAGCACCAGTATCTATTACGGAAAATATAGCCATTTATCTCTCCTTATTGTATTCCTCTTAAACTGCCGTACTTGCTCTTTGGTTTCTCTTTATCTTTATATTCTTTTCTCACTACAGAACCCCTACCAGCTATGTCATAATAGGGTCTTCCAACTAAAGGAATGTATTTTGTTGAACGTAGTCCTTTGTCTTTTTTGTCTTCAAGAAGCAGGTCTTTTGATATGTCGTTTGCTATAGAGATTGTGCCTGGAGCCACACTATTCCATAAGAAGCTACCTACCCCTTCCCTAAAGCCTTTATCAACAAGGTATCTGTTCACAAGTGTTATCTGCCATGCAGAATCAGTCAGATATTCATCAAGAGCCTTGGTATCTCCTTTGAATATAAAATCCCTTGCGGCATTAACTGTTACACCACATGCAAGCAACCATGCCGTAAGATTTGCCATGTTGTAAGCCCCTTTTGCTATATTCCCTGCTTTAATCTGGTTAACTACATCATTTCTGAATATGTCTAACTGCTTAATCTGGTATGTATGAAGCATGTAAAGAAGCCGTGTTTTGTCACCGTTTAAGTATCCTGTCGGTACTTCTGCCTTTGAAATCGGATGATGTTTTGCAAGGTTATAATGAACAAAGGTGTTCGTTGCTAAAGTCTTTTTGTTATTAAGCAAGTCCTGTTTTACCTGTGCCGCATCTTCACCGAACAATCTGTCTATCTCAGCTTCTATTTCCGGCTTATATTTCGGATTCTTTAAAGCTCTTTGCGTTTTAACCATATTAGCATTCATGTTCAAGCCCTTGCCGAACATATCCGTTAAAGTCAAAAAAGCCATATTTAGCTTGGTTGCCTTACCCATCTTTGTATTGCGTTCAAGGTCAGCCTTAAAATTATCAATACCTATATCAGAAAGTTTCTCTGCATTTTTAGTCATCATTCTACCAAGACCCTGAATCGTGTTTCTCACTCCATGTCTTGATAATGTTATTCCAACATCCTGAAACTGCGTTAATGCTGTCATTGGATTTCCCAGAAGAGCATTATACGTGAAGTTTTTCAGTCCTGTTACATACTTCCCTTGAGATTTTGGCATCATGTAAGAAGTCAACACATGCTTTAATTCAGCCTCTTGCTCCATAGCTCTGTTAGGGTCTTTAGAGAACTTACCCTTATCCTTTAAATCAAGTATTATATCTCCTATAGAATCAGACAATTCAGACTTGCCAACAGGAAGGTCAATCCCTTCCATTTGGATAGCCTTGCCTATCTTCCTTGATTTCTTAAATAGGTTGTTGTTTGCTATGGCTGTGTTCATACTCCCTATATATTTAACCAACGATTCATGGAATGGATAATAATGTTGCATTAGTTCAGGAGTAAGTGTCGTGAGTGTTCTTGACTTCCCAATGCCTGTTTTAACTTCATACGGGTCAAAGAGGTATATCTTATTTTTTGACCATCCTCTCATCATTGAGTCTATAATTGCACCTTTTGACTCATCGCCTAATTCATCAACAGTTATGCCTTTCTTATTCGCTTCTTTTGTAAACGCCTCGTCTATCTTGCCGATATTGTCTTTACCAAGAACAGTTCTGATTCCTGCATAATTCTTCACATGGCTTGGAAAGAAGTTTTTAATCTCCTTGATGGTCATGCCTGAGTCAAGACCTCTTTTAAGCGTATCGGCAATAACATTCTCAACAGCGGCATAGTCTTTAAGCATATCTTTTTCTTTCAGAAAAGCTAACATCTGTGTTCTTGCGTCTTTGTCATATTGCCCATTTCTTAAAAGTGCAGTAAGTTTAAATTGATCTTCAGGAGATAACTTTGTTCCTTTTTCTATGAAGCTCTTTGCTTTATTAAGGTCTGTCCATGTATGAATATCAACTTCAGCAGCATGTTTTTTAACAGTATCTTTTAATTCAGGCGCAATATTACCAAGCCGCGTTGACACAACACCTAACGCATCATCAAGTCCTTTCATGCTGTCTCTGATTATACTGCTTTTCGGCTCTGAGAACTTGTTTATTATCTGCTTTGGTTCTGTTATTATAGGACTCTGATTTATAACAGGAGCTTCCTTCTGCTTATAATAAAGTTCCCTGTTAGCAAGGACTTTGGCAATGGCTTCCGGTTTAGCTCCATGCTCTCGCATATAGGTTTCAATGTCTTTTTTCGCTCGTCTTGCGTCTTCTGTGATTCTTTCAATAGCCGCTATCTGGTTTTCGTTCATAGGTTTATTTGAAACACTGCCTCTTTCAAGGTCTCCCATAACCGTTTTTACGTCCTGCCATATTTCAGACACTTTTCTCGGAGACTCAGCCTTATCCGTACCCGTCTTTTCGGAGATGTCTATTGTGGGGGCTTCTGAGAGAGTCGGCTTGGAAACGCTTGTGGCTGTAGGCTCTGCAACAATATTCGTGCTTTCGGCTTCCGGTTTCGCAACTTTTCCTACTTGAGTAGGAATTTTAGCTTTCTGTACTTCCGCAAAGGCAATTACATCTTCTGGAGTGCGCACTTGCTTTGATGTTTTACTCCCTGTGATTCCGGTATCTGTTACGCTCCATGTGTCACCATAACCCTCATCGAGCCTTAATCCTACCTTGTCAGCCGCTTCTTGTAACTGCTTTCTAGTTTCAAGGTCTTCTCCGGCTACAGGAGCTTTCTCAAGATTCTCAATTGTTATGTCTTCATCAGGCAACAGCTTTCTCTTAACGCCATCCTCAATAACTATTCTCCCATCTTCCACGCCCTTGACTTTGAACTCTTCACCCTTAATTTTAAACTTATCACCAGCTTCAAGCTCTGCGGCCATGACAGTCATTGGCCCATATCCCGGAGGATATTGCCCCGGAGTTTCAAGAGTGCCTGCGGAGGATACAGGGGAGGGTTTCTCAAGGGGGGACTCCGGGGCAAGGGGTTTATTCTTATCTAAATCAGATAACAGCTTTTGCCTACTCTGCATAAATGATTTAGCTTCTTGATTTATTCTTTCTCTGTTTCTTTCAATCACCTCTTCAGGAGTTAGCTCTTTTGTAGGAAAGTTTGTGTCAACAGGTGCAAAATCTTTTTGTACTATTGCAGCTCTCTGATCTGGCCTTAAAGAAACTTCTCTTTCAGGGACAACATCTTCGGATTGAAAACTTTCGTCTGCCTTTATTTTTCCTAAAAGTTCCCTCTCTCTCCAAGCTGTGTTGAATCTTTCTTCTGTTTTTGCAAGATATTCTTTTGCCTGAACATTACCCTTATCGGCAAGTTTTTGAATAACTTTGCGTTTTTCTATTTCAGCATCTAACCATTTTTCTCTTGCGATTGCTTCAGATTCTTGTTTAACTTCCCATACAGGCCGCACATCTTCAGCGCCTTCTTTTACACCTGTATCTAAAGGTTTCGGTATAGGTTCACCGCCAGAACGATCTCTTGGCATTATCAATGGTTCGCCTATCTTGCTTTCAACTTCCGGTTCTTCAAGTGCCCTCAAGTAATGATTTGTGGCTCTCTCGCTTGCAACAGACTCCATAGTTTTGGCTGTGTTCTGTGCCTCTCTCATTACATTCTTAAAAGCTATGGATTTCTTTATTCCTGCCGCTTTTGAATATCTGTTTATTGCATTTGCAGTTTTAGCTAATTGATTAGTCTTTTTTACACTCGCTGGCATTAACGATAGAGCTGCCATTTCACCGGCTATCTTAGCAACAACTGGTGCATATTCCACACTTATAGCATCATCAGCATTAAGTCCTTGCGGTGAACCTGCTGGAGATAAAGTATCACCAGGAATGTATTTCAAATCAAGAAACTTGGCCACCTTCTCTGCCGCTTGTCCTACCCATTCTATCGGCTTAAATACATATCCGGCTATCTCTGCACCTTTCTGTTCTTCAGGTGTCTTTAATAGAAAATTAGGAATTGTGTCAGCAACTAAAGACCTTGCTCTTTCGGCGTCACTTAACTTTTCATCAAATGTCTTGCCTTTTGACTGAATGAATCCAGAAGCACCAGCAAGACCACTTGGTATAAATGTCTTTAATCCTGCAATAGAAGCTCCTGCAACTCTACCCGGTGTTCCGGCATATTGAGATTCCATAGCCATACCAGAACCTATATCAGAGAGTATATTTCTGCGTGGCTCTGGCTCATCATCAAACTTTATAGACTCCAAAGGGACAACCTCGCCACTCATCTCATCGTCAAATTTAATTGAGCTTAATGGGACTACGCCAGACTCATTATCATCGAACTTTATGTCTTCAAGCGCAATTATCGGCATTTATTCCACCCATGCGTTTTTACCATCAGAATACACCTTTTTACCACCCATCGTCCTTCCAGTATCTTTATATCCGGCAGGTGGTTTCTTGCCTGTTGTCGGTGCTGTAGCCTTGTTTTTAAACTTAACTTTTTTTGTATTTTTACCAAACCAAGGCTTTTCTTCTTCAATACTTTCAATCTCTTTGCCTAAAGCGGCTAATTTGCCTTTAAGTATTTCCTGCTCATCTGGGTCATCTGTTTGTTTTAGTGCTTCGATAGTCTTTAATATCTCATTCTGAACCTTGATATAGTCATCTCTTACCTGTTCAGGAGTCTTTGGCTTTTCTGGTTTTTCTGTTTCAGGCTTATATTGAAGGTGTTCATCCATCCATCCGGCATTGCGTAAAGATTCTTCTTTAGCCGAACCCTCAATAATATTATCCATAACCTTCCCATTTTTATATAATTTTATCTTAGTCCCTTTTGCCTCTTTTATCGGTAAGCCTTCCTTGTATCCTTCTGCTATTTTTGCCGCAACTTGACTTTCTCTTATCTTAACGTGCATATTGTCTGGCGTTGTCATATCAACCAGATTGTCTTGGGGCAATCCGGTGGCAATAGGCTTACCGCTAACATTTACAAGCGTATCACCTTGCCCTAATATCTTGGTTTCTTCCTGTGTTGTTTTTATCAGTCCGGCAATACCTTTAAGCAGTTCAGGATTCTGCATTACCTGTTCACCAAGTTCAGGATTTTCACCAAAGGCTTGTTTCAGCACTTCCTGAAGGTTCAGCTCCCCCTGACTGTTCTTTACAATGCTTGATATAGTCTTACCTATATCCTTCATTGTTTGAGCTTTCTTTTGAGTGTCAATTGCGCTTGCGGTTCCGAGTATTTCTTTGGGATTTACATTCGGATACATACTCCGGGCTTTCTGTAATGTTTCAGGAGATACTCCTTCTGTTGTGAATAAATTGGCAATGTCATTATGAAAACCACGTACTTTAGTATCTCCATACATACCGCCAAGATTTTCGATCAGACTTGAAATACCGGCTACTTCTCTTGCTCTTGTATTTTGATTTATCATATCTGCATAAGACCTGCTTGACATAAAACCTCCTTAATATAAATCCCAATCTTTCCATGAATCGTCTGTTTCAAATATAGCATCTGAGGTTCCAGCGTCCATGTGATTATCACTATAGCTACTTGAAGCATCACCGCTTAAAGAGGAATCTATACCTTCTGTGTCTGTCGTTTGCCCTGAATTGCTCTTTAAGTAAGGATATATATTCCTTAATAGTCCACTACCCGCACCCAAAATTGAAAGGGTATCAGCTAATTTCTGGCTGTCAGGTTTTACATACGGGTCATTGGTGTTCGCTAATTTATATAAATTCTGCAAGGCACTTTGATACGAAAGACCGCTTCTGTTCGGTGATGTAAATTCCGCTTCTGCATATGCCTGTTTCGGTATGAAATTAAAAAATGGCTTACCGCCAGCACTTATGTTCATACGGCTGCCTTGAACAGCTTTGTTCTGATATGCGGCATCTTCGTCTAACATGGTTTTGTAGCTTTTACCGCCTACACCATAAAAGTTGTCAACCATGTCATTAAATATATCCTGTGCTGTTTTTGGCGTTGTTGTTGCCATATTACCTCCTGTTGCACCTGGTACTACAGGTAAGCCTGTTCCTGTTATATTAGAGCCACCTACTATGTCGGGGCTTACTGGTCGAACACCTTGTAACTTAGCAAGCTCGTCTGGATTCTCCCAATAATAAGATGATTTTGCTTCTGTACCTGATAATGGTTTGTTGACACTATTGTCATAAACACCTTGTAATGGAGATTGAGAAAGCATTTCAGTATAAGGATTAGCCATACCTTTTTCTTTGGCGTTCCTCATTTCTGCAATTAATTCATCTTTATTCTGAAGAGCATCGTACCTGCTCATACCTTTTGTTCTGCCATAATCTACAATCGCTCTTTCATAATCATATCCGGGGCCTAAAGCAGCATCAGGAGCCTGTGTATCTTGCAACATCGGTTCTATTTTAGACAGCACTTCTGGATTAACACCTTCGACTCCAGCTTGCACTGGCCCACTGCTAAGAACCTGTTTTGTAATATTTTCAGCCTGTTCTTTTGGCATTGTTCCGATAGAAGTTATTTCTGTTTGACCTGTTACAACATTTGGTCGTAATGTTAAACCTTTTCCTGTTAATGCGTTTGTTACGAGATTGACAGCATCAAGCCCTAATCCGGCTATACGTATTGCTCCATTAGCCATGCCAAAGACCGATCTTAACGGACTTGGAAGTAAACTAATAACTTCTAATACTTTTGAAAGATTTTCTTTTGCCTCTGGAGGCACTTCACTAAGAGAACCTTTTAACTCATTTCTGAATAAATCTCTCCATGATGGTTCTCTCACATAACGAGAAGGGATATAATCATCATAGCCAACACCTGTTTCGCTACGACTAAACCCACCGCCATAGTTACCCTGTCCGGCTATACTTGCGCCATACCCACCATCACCACCACCATAACCAGCAAAACTTCCTTCAAAGGCCATTACATCATTCCCCCTATCATATCTGCCATAATCTTATACATTGCAGTCGGATCTTTAGATTCGGAACTTGATGCTGTTTTAGCAGTTGAATACTTACCAAGTTCCGCGAGTTGACCCAGAATAGTAGGCATATTAGCTTTTAACAATGCTTGCTGCATAGCAGTCTGATACCCCTTGTTTGAAGCGTCTATTGCAGCATCAGACATTGTTTGACTTAATGCGTTCTGTCCTTCTGTGCTGCTTATTATTCCTCTATTCGCAAGATTGGTTATTGTTTTTGGTAGATTACTTCTTAATGCATTTTGCATCATCTGTTGATAGCTACCTAATGCCTGATTCGTATAAGCGTCTATGTTCTGCGGCATGTTCGCTATTGCAGATTGAAGTTGCGGTGTAATCGCAGACATCAAAGTATCTCTGTCAGATTGAGGTAAACCAGTATAATTGCTTGAAGACGATGTTGATTTTGATGTTGGCATAATATCTAATGGAAAGTTAAATTCAGTACCACCACCATGACCGCCCTCACCACCACCGCCCAAGTCCCATATTCGGCCTTCTTTCTGTCCATACTGTTGCCAATGTTCATAAGGATTACTACCAAAATACTGATCTGTAGCAACATCATGGTATCTTTCAAGATAGTCCTTTGCGGCAAATTCCCTTAACCCGGTTTTTGGATTGATAGTACCTGACCCACCAAGCATTTTTAACAGCATCTTCTCATACGGATTTACATGGGCAAGCTCTGTATCTCCAGCTCTCCCCATTTGTGCAATCTTTGGAGCATTTCTCATCCCTTGCGGATTCTGCTTCATGCCACCAAGCTTTTGTCTTAGCAGATTCATGTTAGACCCTTGAGATTTCTGCTCACCCATAACCTTCCTCATCTGCGGAGCGTTGTCATCTCTTGTGTAAACCTTCGTTCCATCAGATTTAATTATATATGTTTCTTTCATACCTTAATCTCCTAATCCCCGATGATACTTCCCGTGAAGTCAATCCCATAAAAATCAAATCCTATTGCACCATCTATATCTGTAAGCTCAAACATAACCTCTTTATAGTTAAACTTCCTATCTATAGATACGCCTCTTTCTGATGTATAGTCTTCAGCACCGATTAAAGTGTCCATATCATATATCAAAACTTCCTGTCCATCTTCAAAGATAAAGGAAGTATTGCTTTCTGTGGTTAATGATTCCGTTAAAATAGGTGTATTATAATTATTATTCGTATATAAATTCAATGTGCATGAAGTACCGGATTTACCATATATATTAGGGAATATCTTTTTATTATGCTTTCTGTTAAACCCGGCTCCCCAGTTTGTCATACAACTTCTTACATAAGTGTCTGAAGCATAAGATGTTCCATTATCTTTATACCTTGTGTAAGCTCCACTATAGAGCTTGTATAAATGGCCGTCAGATCCGCCTATAAGCATTTCTCCATTCACATACTTATAGCATGTATGACCAAAGTCAAATTCATATAAGCTTATCTGTCCACCTGTAGCAAGATTGATACAATATAAATAATCCAACTGAGAACCTGAATTAGATAATGTCAGCCAGATTTGTCTATCTATCTGGTTGTATTCTGCATAACAATATTCGTTTGCGAACTTATTAACATTACTTCTGAATTTTGCAGAAAGCTCAACCTGTTTTGATACATCACCATATTCGTCTGTCGCCGTCAGTGTCAGTAAACCTTCCTTTGACAAGAAGGCCATTAACCCGCCATCACTTAAACAGGTTTTATACGCTACGCTGCCTGTGTTGCTAAGCAGAGGTTCTACTCTGAAATATGTATCACCGGGGAGTCCTTTTATAACATTTACAGAATTATCCTTTATACAAAGGATATTATCAAAAAAATTAAGGCATCCGACAAGAGATTGTCCGTCAAGAGGATTGACATCGAGATAACCACCGCTACTTGAAGAGTCCCAACCGTCTTCATCATTAGCACCTGAATACCATATCCTTGATGGATAATCAGAATCACCCCACATATATAATCTGGAAGCTCTTACAAAACCAGCTTTAGATTTAGGAGCAGCACCGGAATCCTCATAAGTCGCATATACTGAAGTTGTATTATCAGGCGCACCAGAAGCACGAAACGAATAAACTCCTGTTGTAAAGTCCACAACATTGGTTGATAATGTAAAATCATCAAAATCACCGCTTGAATTATCAGCAACAGCTACAATCCTATAACCGCCTGTTGTAGTAGCTGTCCAATCAAAAGATTGCGCTCCATCTGCTGTTACTGTGCCTATAGTCTTTGTACCGTCAAAGCTCTTAATCGTCCATGTTGATACAAGGTTAGCTACTGTAAAAGTCATTCTATACCGTTTTCCGGCAGTAGTTGGGGCACTTAATACAGGGCATGTGCAATATTGATTAGCGGCACTTGCAGTTATTGTTAAATCACCAGTTTCGTCATATGCGTTTAAATCCACATTCGCCCATGCAGAAGGGCCTGAGAAATCTCTATCAACCTGATTAGGCATTAATTCGTGTGATGCAACATCACCAGATAAAGTCCCGTCTGCTGCTGATGTTATGGTTTTTTCAGTTGCGTCTGTATAGGTAATTGTCAAAGACGCTGATGCTACTGGGATATGAGATAATGTACCTGAAAAATCAACTTCTGCGCCATCACCTGTTTCAATAACTTCATCATTATACAGTACGTTTAATGTTTCAAAAGTTGTGCCGTCCCATGCTTTGGTAGCTCCTGAATCATGGATTATGAGCTTACCCTTAAATTCAGTAAAAGTCGGTGTTCCAGAAATAGAACCTATTTCTACAGGGTCGGAACTTGAATCAAGATAATATATCTTTGATGCTGTTGCTACGATATACTGCGCTCCTGCTATATAATAGGTACATGCAAGCACAGAAGAAGCCAGAGCCGTATTGCTGATTATCTGTGTCCCTTGTCTTTTTGACAGGATTACAATCGTTTCACCGTCTATGGACTTGTCTGATACATACTTCATATTCTTGCATTTTGATAAGGCAGATATAGGCAGGAAATTAGTACCTACTTCCTCATTCAGTCCTTCATTAAAAGACTTGATGAAGAACGTCTTTTCCCTGTCTTTATGGCGACTCGAAAAGCGACTCATTTAAGTACACCTCAATAAGCTTGGTTGAAAAGGCTTGAGAAGCTTATCCTTTTTTTTAATATTATCGCTTGCCCATAAAGGTTGTAAGTTATCTAACGCCCAACAACGCTTAAAATCATAATCTTCGGCTTTTTCATAATTAAAAGCTGAGATTGGGATAATATGGTCTATATGCCATAAATGTCTATTATCCCATGACATCCCATCCTTGAATTGCCTTTCTATATGATTCTTTAAATCATCAACTGTATAATTAACTAATGATTCCCAATGGCTACCATGCTTATTGCCACGCAAAGATTTTCTCATTGAAGTAGCAATATGGATATTCAGACATCCACGTAATGTTTTATATTTCTTGTTTCCTGAACGCCTATTAATATTTTTTCTCTTTTCAGGGAATTTTTCATTCCATAATTTAGAAAACGACAACATCTTCTCTTTGTTTTTCTCTCTCCAGTTTTTTGTTAATTCCTTTGCTCGTTTTGGATGTGTTCTTCTCCATTTTCTTGAATATTCAACAAGTCGCTCCCTGTTCTTCTTTTCCCATATTCTTTTAGATTTATATAAACAACTTTTACATGCACTTGTTTTACCGTCAACAGCACGCTTTTCAATACCAAACAGAGACACTTCTTTTTCTTCACCACATCTTGTACAAATCTTGTAATCCATTATAGTCCAACTCCAATTACAGTCTTTTTACGCATGTAAATTATGTTCCTAACTCTTTCCATGAGGAAACTCTGCCACTTGTATTCTCCCGAAACGTCATATTCATCCCTGTTCTGCGCTCTTATGGTTACAGCTTCAATCACAACATTATCCATAAGCCCAAGAAAAGGCATGGTGTCAGAAGTCGCAGTTAAGGTAGTAGGTATCTGCCAATAAGGTATTTTAATCGTATAGGCATCGTCAGGATAAGACGGGAAACAGACATTATTAGACCCATCTACATAGAAGTACGCAGGTTCAGTAGCTTCTGTAGGGTCATAATCAATAATCTGGTCTTCTGTGATTAAATTAATAGGTGAGCGATAACCCTCTTTTACAATCCAGCCTTCCTGTGCAGGAACAAGTAAGTATGTAGCCAAGTCATCGAATATACGCTTAGAAATATATCCGCCTGATGTATAGGTTGTATAATCAGTAGAATCTATTCCTATAGTTACAGCATTGGCAGATACATATGTTGCGGTATATTCAGTATCGTTTAGTTCGGTCATACCAACAACATCTTTAATCACAACTCCGGCAGTACCAGAAGTCATTAGCCCATGAGATGTCGCCGTAATTGAACAAGGCGATGCCGCTGTTGCCGCAGTTATATCTGCCGCAATAGTTGTGATTGTACCTATCGTTCTGTTTAAATCCGAGTTGTATTCTGCACAAAGACCTGCAATCCATAGATTAGTTTCATTAATCCATTGAAAGCAGGCCGCTTGAGAAGGGTCTGAGCTTGCTGAGATTGTTATTCCGCCACCTAACCTATAGCCAACGCTCGTTAGTAAAGTAGCAACTGTTGACATTTATATTCTCATTTCAGTCTCGCTGGAGAAAAGATACGTTCGATTCCTCTCCTGCTAACTTGCTTATAACCATAAATTCACGTTTCTTATCCTCAAGCCCTTCTTTCTTTTCTTTCCTTAATACGGCATGAGGTGAAACACGCCTTTTTTTAACATCAGTTAAAGTAGGCATCCCATTGGCAATTTCCTCTTTTAACGCTTCTCTGCGAGCCATCCAAGCATCCTTATTGCTATTGAACAGCTTTTTAGCAGATTCTTCCTGCTCGCTTATCTTATTAAGTCGCTCTCTTTTTTCCTTGAGCTTAATCTTCATTGCCATTTCACGATCTTTGGCAATATACCCAGAATCAATAGCTTTCTGAGTTTTTTCAATTTCCTCTCTCAATAGCTCTTTCTTCTTGGGATAACAGAAAGATGGCTTAGCCGAGCCTTTATCAAGGGGGCCGTAGAAATCCCTGTAAGTTGCCTTGCGTGATTTGTCTCCATCTTTAATTATAATGTGACCTGCATTTGCCATTTAACACTCTCCTTTTGTTGTGGGCGGCTTAATTGCCGTATCCATAAGTTAATGAGGGGAATTTCACCCCTCGTATTCTTATTCAGTTACTTGTTCTAAAATATCATTGCATTTAGCCATTATATCAGAAAGTTCATCACTTTCTATTTCTGTTCTTATATATCCATCAGAACAGTTTGGACAGTCCTTAGACCAATCTTCAGGCAATGTACCGCTTAAAGTTGCGTTGCCCTTGCATGTTGGACAAACAATTTTAATATACATAAATCACCTATCATCAAGTATAATCTGCCGTAGCACCCAACAGATTGCTTGTAGCCGCAGCTGTGTAGGTATTGCCGCCAACCAGAATCTTGGCCTCGCTTGCCTCCGCAATAATATCGGTTACTCCGGTAAACGAACAACGGTTATCAAAATATAGAGAGTTGTTCGCGTGGGAGGTGTCAACGATAGCTACCGTCATAGCCGATGAAGCTGCTGCATGGACGTTGATGAATTGGCAATTCAGGAAGATCGCCTGCGAAGTCAAACACTCAGTGCCAGCCCAGTTTATAAAATACGGCGTTGTTGATGTTAGAGTATTACTCCTGAAAATGCAGTCTTCAAAAACATTCAAGCCGCCAGCGCCAGCAATTTTCAACATGCAATTTGCTCCACTTCTCTCAATGGCGTTTTGCGTTCCAAAGAGACAGTTCTTAAAGTAATTTGAACTGCCGCCGTTGATATAAACGCCAACATAATTTGCCGAAGCGGATTGTGTGGCATCCATAGGCCCCGCAAAGTTCACACAATCAAAGATATTACCGGCCCCAGTAATCGTCATACACACAACATCTGATGCCCCGCCAGTCGAAGAACCATGCATCCAACGGATGTTTTTGAATTTGTTAGATGCACCACTAACCGTCATAAAGTTTGCCATCGTATAACCCGAATGACCGAATCTGCACCGCTGATAACCGGATTTCTCACCAGGCCCAAGACCAAGCATATGCGTATTGGTTTTATCCCAAGTTAAAGCTGCTGCCGTTGCGTCTGCATCGCCACGCCACGCATGATTTTCGGGAGTAACCAGAACCACATCGTTCCTTTGAGTTACAGTTGAATTTTCAGCAGAATATACAGATGTGAACATTGATCCCGTTGTCATACCCTTACTCGTTAGTAGTGTTGAGATTGCACTTGATCGGCTGGCAACGGTAACAAAAATCTCTCCGGGTATAGTTCCTAATTCACTTGCTACCCATGCCCTATATTCTCTTGGTACACTCATATTATTTACTCCTTTCCTATGAACGTCTGAATCGGTCAGACCATATAGGTTTTGTTCCCTTCCTTCTCATCCCGATAACGAAAAGGAAGGGAATTGTTAATTTAACTTACGCTTGAACCAATGATCCATCTCCAGTCGGTAAATCCCCAACCGATTACAAAATAATCAGCGTATTTTCTCATCATTGTGTCGAAGTCAGTTGTAGAATTGAACTCAATAGGAACTGCATCGAGCCAGATCAGAGAGTCTTTCATAGCTGAAGAATCGGCTATAAACCAGTCGTTGGTATCATAATCATCAAGCAAAGGAAGCTCGATTGATTTCCAGCGACCTTTCTGGAAGTTCTCGTTGTTCAAGTTATCGCCGGTTTTGCCGGTTGAATTAATAACTTCCCACACGGCTTCAGATAGACTGGACGGATGTATAATCGTATCGAAGTTCGTCTGAATCCTCTCGCCTATATCGTCTTTAAATCCAAGAGACTGAAGTCTTAAGGCCTCAAGATTCACAGCATCAAAAGCGAGTGTTGAAAGGTTATCAAATCCGGTAGAAGTTGATACATCCGGGGCTTTTGTCGTATGAGAATTTGAACACAGCGCAACACCTTCCTCTGAGGTCATAAACGAGAACGCCGTAGAATCGAAATAAATAAACGGCTCATGAGCTATCTTGTTCATCTTCCTGTTAGCTGCGGTTGCAAGCTGTTTCGGGAGCTTCTCAATCATGTCGTATCTGTCTGTATCAATAAGCCGTCTTTGGATTGTAATACCACCTGCATATTCCACAGGTTCAATCTTTGTGTGATAGCCCGGAGATACATTCTGATATTGAATTACGCCCTGGAACAGTTCGGGGTCAGGGATGTTCCCTACCGAGAAATATTCCTCCCATGCCTTTTTGGTCTTATTGACCGTGAAAAACTTATCCTTGATAGACTCCAACCCTTTGTATTGGTCAAAGTAAACTTTCGTCAGCCGGTCATCAAGGAGTCTTACGAATTGTTTGTCTGTTAATGGACTTGCCATAATTCTACCTCCTTAATATAAATGACGCGGTGAGAAAGAGAATACTGCATATTCTTTTCCCGCTTCTTCAAGGTTAAGTTCGTGAACATATACATAATAAGCATACGTCCCTACTGCCGCACCACCATCAATGCCATTCAAGTAGGTTCCTACCCAATCAATATGAGCATAACCCTGAACAACATAACCTTG